CCTTTCCAATTTTGCTCAAAGGTTTTATCGGGATTAAGGTCTTTACGGATTATTTTTAGGATTGCAAATTGCACTCCAGCCCACTTAACCTTGCTCCAATCAATATTTCCTTGATATGACGATACGTCAATTCCTTTATATGCCATATTTTCACCTCATTAATCAGGACTTTCAGGTAATCCTGACTGTCTTAATGCGTTAATTCGTTGCTTCATTTCGTAAACGGCAATTTCCTCATTAGACTCCTTGTATTTAGGCTCGTTATCTTTTGAGTATTGCTCATTTAATGATTTCTCAATGTATTTTGCTCTTGCTTTGTTGCAATTCAAAGCTCTGTCAATTGCTGTAAGAGTTGCGCTTAGTCCGTATGTGCCCCACCAAGCCCACATGTTGGAGTCGGCTTCTTTTTGCTCGAGTATATAAGCCTTTGAATAAGGCTCTAAATCAGCCGGACAAGACATATCTATGTCCTCAACACTGAATCCATAGCCTTTAGTTGCTAAAAGCCAATATGGGCGGATTTCGTTACAATATACTTCCCACGTAAGCTCTTTTACTTCTTGATTGGCTTCTTCTTGGCTGTCTGTACCTCTTTCGCCAACATCTTTGATAAAAAACTGTTTTTCTCCATTTCAGCCGACAAATCGTTGTAGAGCGACATTATATCTCCACCCTCTTCATTCTCTGGGTCGAGATAATCGTCAAGCAAATCATACATCTTCGCTAATTGCTTCTCTTTTGCTTCTTTATCGTCAAAATCAAAGCCAAATTCGTCAGCGTGAAACTTTTGCAAGCCCACGAGCAAAAACTCCGGTAAAAATCCAAGCATGTTGTCAATGACTTCAAGTCCCTCGCCCTTTTGCTCCATTCCTACGAGCCTTGGGATAATTTTATTCTTATATACCGGTGCATATCCGAATTTAACTGTATACTCTTTTCCATCTAATTTAATTTTCATTTTATCTTTCCCTTTCTCCCTAATTTATATAGGGAAAGAGGCAGTTTTAACACTGCCTCAATTACCTTGCTATATTGTATCTTCAAGTTCGCTGTCAGCCGTGCCATCATCATAGCCAACCGCTACGGCTTTTTTCGATTGGCTCATGATTTTTTTGTGAGTGTGATTGCTGTTGGATAACCTTGGTCATCCTCCGTTACCGCAACATCGTAGTTATCCTCAATCCACTTAGGCACTGTCTGAACTGATACAGTCGCAGTTCCTGTTAAGTGGTCATCAGAAGCCTCACCTGGGGCGAATGACTCCTGACCGATAAAAGCACAGATACCCTCTGAACCTTTTCCGTCTGTACCATAGAGAATGATGAAGTCAAGCTTCTTGCCCTCGTTAGTTACCATCTCATCCTTGTACTTTTTCTCAAAAGCTCCCTCAACTTCCATAGAGCCGGCTGAACGTCTACCCATTTCCTGTGTCTCTACTAAATCTTCAAGAGTTGAAGTATCTACCATGTTCTGTGAACCGAATGGTGAGGGAATTGATTTAGCTCTAAGTAAGAGCTTGTAAGTTCCAGCCCAGTAATCGCCACTTGTGGCGGATGCGGTTGGTGTCTTGTAAGCAATTCTACTTTTTAAACCTGTTGCCATTTTTATTACCTCCTAATTTTTCATAAAAAAATAAGAGCCAAAAAGGCTCTTATAATCTATCGTTCCAGTCAAATGACCGCCTAGCACGTAATGTTGCTGTCCATATTTTGCCGTTTTTTCTAGCGAATGGGATTGTTGTCAGCTTAAATGACATAGCTTTGTATTCATCAGCCACTGTCTGCGCCACATTCAAGGCCTCTGAACGGCTTTTATTCGTTGTAACAGTTACTTGTGCCGTAAATAACACTGTATTTGTTCTTCTGCCCTCTAAATCCTCATTCTGTTCAATAGGTTCGAGTGCTTGAACTAGCACTGTCGGGAAACTAGCCGCTGCACTGTCCGACTGTTCCTCTTGCGTGAATTTTAGCTTGGGATATTTAGTTTTCAATTTTTTCTCACATCGGGTTTTTACAATCGCATATGTGAGGTTTTCAAGGTCATAAACCCATTGATTTTGACTCGCCACTTTATCACCTCAACTAAAATTTTTTCGTGCTGTTTTCATAATGTCATTTTCCATTTTCAAAAATGCGTGATACATCGGCATTGTAGGTGTAATGCCATATGAATGGTGTAATTCTCCGCTTTCGTCTCTCCAATACCAGCCCTCACTATCGAATGCGTGTGTCTGTCCCGGGAAAGTTCCCTGACCGCCTCTTGTATCATTGAAGTGCGGTTTAGCTTTCCAGCCCGAGCCGTATTCGGCCATAAGCAAAGGCGATACATCAACTGTCTTAAGTCCGTCTGCCGTCTGCCATGTGCTTTGTATCTGCCCTGTTTCGGTGGCAAGCACAATAGCCGTACAGCCGTCTGTTGTATCTTTAATTTCGTAACTAAACGTGATATAGTGTCCAAAATTGCCTGTATTTGCTCGTGCTACGTCTATGCCGTTACTAGCAAGCTCTCCAACAAACGCTATGCACTTGTCCTGTAAGCGGTCTTTGTATCTTTCAAGCTTGTCTATCGCATCTTGTATAGATTTTTCTGTCAGAGAAACGTCAATCTTCATAATTACACTTCTTTCACAACTGCTTTGAGCATGTATTTAACTGAGTAGAGAGAGGGCTTCACTCCTACTATTGTAAAGTCTGCGGATGTTGAATCAACTAATCCGTTTTCGCCATTTGTAGGCTCGCTATCAAGCCAAATAACGTCACCTTTTTTAAAAGGATATTCTCCTCTATCTGTCAGTAAAACAGCGTCAAAATCAGCCGTATTAAAGCCATATTCCTTGTTCTGCGCTTCTCCTCCGTCAAACGATATATTCGCCCGAAAATCAACCGGCTCCGAAAAGCCTGCTTCCTCATGGGTGTAATATATCTTCTCTCCGTCCTCTGTTTCATAAAACTTTAGATTTCCGTCCTCGTCTTTTTCATAGACTGTGACTGTTTGACCTTGAAGCGCGTATTTCATGGCTTGTTTATTAATGTCAAGCATTTTTCTTTACCTGTTTATAAATCTGATTAACGCCTGTGCTTGATAGTCCGGACACAATTCCTACTGCGATTGCATTAAGAATGTCATTTGCCGGAAAATCCGGTATTACATACATACCTATGACGCCTAAGATGCCGCCCGCAACACCTACGATTATAGGAATATAATTATCCTTAATGTGTGGAATTGCCTTAGCTCCTAAGCCTATCAGATATGTTATTACAACGATTGCAACTACTGTTGATACTGATGTTATATCCATTCTGCTATGCCTCCTTATCTTTGTTAAGTCGTGCTTCCAATCCGTCTATTCGGTGGTGTGCTGACTTTACAATTTCCTCAACTTTAATAATCCTGTTATCATGAGAATTAAGCTCTTTTCTCATTTCTATAACTTCATTCTTTATATCTGCTGTGTTGCCTGATATTGTGTCGAGTTTCATATTTATGCGTGTATTTTCCTTTACACGCTCCGTAAGTTCTGCCTTGTCAGACTTTTTGCTGTTCTTAAGATTAAGTCCTAATGTAAACAGTCCGAAAAAGACGGAAAAAGCAACTGAAATAATGCTTATAATTACTGCTATTGGCATTGATATACCGCCTTTCATCTTTGGTAATTGGCACACCGCCCACCACCACTTAATGTGTACCGCCTGCTACCACTTTACCGACATCAGTAAAATGGTAACGCACAATCTTCTTATCTTTTTATATAATGCCCTATAGGCAAGATTTATAGCACTTTGACAAAAGGAAAAACTCCGACAAACAGCTTATCTCTGTCTTTCCATGTACGGCTCACTCCGCCCTCACTTAATGCGCTCATGTAGTTCTCACCGGCTTGTGAATGGTCGTAGACAGCAAGATTGATAACGACATTCTCATACTGCTTCAAATCAGCAGTTATATCATCATCAGTAAAAGTGTCCGGATAACACCTTTTTGCTTTTACATCTTCCGTGGCTTGCTTAATGAGCTGTTCAATGAGTGGGTTATCTTCCTTTTTGTCGAATACAACCACATCAGATGTTGTTTCATCATCATTCGTGACTGTATCAATATGAAATTGTTTAAGTCTGATTTTGACTTGCTCTAATGTGGTGTATTCCATGCCAAGCTCCTTATAATCCAAATTTTTCAATTAACATTTTCTTTAAGTCACCGCCGTTTATTTCTGCAGCATTTTCAATACCATTTTCGCTCGCAAGCTTCTTTAGGTCGGCTGTTGACATTCTGTTAATTTCTGTCTTTGTGTATGGTGTTTCAGGTGGGTTCATAAAATCAGAAGGTACCGAATTGCTATTGCTTTCCGGTACCTCTTCTCCGACTTTATACCACACTCCATCATGCTTTATAGAGTGCGTTGCTATCATAAGCCTTAATCCTCCTTAACTTTGAGAACCATAACGCTATCCATACCCTCAAATGTAGGTAATCCAATCATAGATACGATACAGTGAGTATTGATAGGATGATTTGTAGCGTATGTGTATACAGATACACCGGTCTCAACAAGTGAGAGGTTTCCGTCTGTGATACTTCCGCTTCTTTCCTCTGGAGTCTTGCCGAATGTGTAATCGCCAAGGAATACTCCAGCAGACTGCGCAGATACAATACCTGTTGGTACAAAGTACTGTGTCTGTCCTGTCTCGTCAACATAGAGCTTGTCGTATACTTCAATCTCGATACCATATCCTCTAAGGTATTCAGTAACCTGTCCTTGCTGTAATCTGATACCGCCATTGTAAGCAGTGATACCGAGCACCTGTTTCTTTGTGTCCTCTGCCTTAAGCACCATTTCCCAAGTCTCTGTGTTCATGGTGAAACGTGTAAGTGAGTAGCCTGTAGCCTTCGCAAAATCTCTACGAGCTGTGATAAGGTCATCGAGTGGTGCACATGTGGTAGGCTTATCCCATGCACTTGTGCCGGTAATTGACTTAAAGTGCTTTTCCTTATGCTCTGTGCCATTGTCGGCTGTGTAATCAACAACATAGTTCTTATCGCCAAGTACAACCTTTACCTTTGGTACACCATCTGTAGGTGCAAGTAACTGCCAAATCTGTCTCTCCGGTACAACTAATGCACCCTCAATTAACATCATTGGTTTCTTAGAGATTTCACGTAATACGTTATTGGCAAGGCTAGAGTTTTCAGAAGTTCTGTAATTGTCATACTCCTGTTCCTCTTTCTCTGTTACCATATATCCCTCACGATAGAATGGCATAGAGTTCTGAATGTCAGAGAAACCTCCAACATCTCTTAACTCTGCCTGTGCGTCAAAGTTTGAAGCTTTGAGTGATACCGGCAGTCCGTTCTTACCCTTGATAAATCTAAGGTCGAGTGAGTCCTGTTTGCGTGTTCCGAATTTTTGTCTGCCAAGATAAGGGGCAGTTCCTAATGTCTTTTTGTAGTTATCCCACATTACACCGAGGCTTCTCGCTGTAAATGCTTCTGCTAATGGTAATGCCATGTTCTTCTACCTCCTTTAAACCTGACTTGCTACAATCTTTGGCGCACCATAGAAAGTAACTCTAGGTGTTGCAGTTCTAGCTTCATCTACGATTGAAAGTGACTTAACTTTCTCCCAATCAATAGTTCCCTGATATACATATGTTCCAGGTGCGTCACCCATCGTTACATCTACATCGTGTAACAGATAGCCTTTGCACTCTGCGTCATTGCTTGGGAATGGTGTACCGGCCGGTACAATCTTCATTCCGTTTCCATCTGCGCTTGTTACCATAGTCTGTGGTACAAGGCACGCTGCACCCTCATAAGGGAAAAATTTTAAAATTCCTTTACCCTGTGTAAAGTCTCTTACGATTGGCTTTCCCATCGTTCTACCTCCTGTTTTAAATTACATAGCTGTTTTGACTCTCTGTACTTGCAACTGTGCCGAATGAGATTTGCTCTGCATTGGCTACATCTGCCGGCTTTGAGTCGGGTTCATTATTGTTACCGCCATTGTTTGGATTAGGAGTATCTTTGAGTGCGTTTTTCTCATACTCCGCTATCGCATTGGCTTTCATGTCGGAAATAATCTTGCCAAGTGATGTTGTGTCAAAAGAGCCATCCTCTTTTACTACTGTCTTTGCCTGTTCAGCAGTAATGCCAAAATCAGACATTGCACTCTCTCGTAAATCTCTGACAGCATTATCTTTCTGTAGCTTGGCTATCTGCTGATTAGCTGTATCTAAGGCTTTATTTGCCTTTTCAAGTTCTGTCATGTTGCCAGCCTGTAGCTCATCAAGCTGTGTCTGTAGCTCGTCAGCTTTGTCGGCTTTAGCCTTATACTGATTGGCTTTCTCTTTCTCTCTTGCCATTTCCTCACCACTTTTGTTGAGTAGATTTGTTATCTGCTCATCCGTTGCATCTGGGAAAAGCTTCAAAACATCATTTCTTGTCATTTCATTACCTCCGTAACTCACGCTTTTGTTATCGCGGGTCGCTCCCGCCGAGTTTTTCTGTTGTTTAACGCACAACTGCAAATTTTTGTATAATAAAAAACGACTGCCATAATTGGCAATCGCTGATTATTTAAAATATCTAAGGGTACATCTGCACCCTGCTATTTCTTTTACTTGTGCCCCTAAAGAATGGTCTTTTGGAAACATCATTAGTGAGTTTCCAACTTCAAACGGCTCAAATATATCAATTCTCTTTCTGTCAATCTCTGCATGAGTAGGTCTGACATGTGAATCCTCTTTTGAGCGCCACTCTTTTGTTTTGTAGCCTTGTTTCACCATTTCGGTTTGCAATCTGTAATTACCGACTGCGTTAGCTTCATTCGCAGCTACATTTTTTGCTCGTTTCTGTGAAGTAAAATACTCAACATCGGTATTTTGTGTGGTAGCGTCAACTACCTCATTCACAATGTACCGAGCATAATCTGTAATGTATGAGGGTGTTTTCTTTGCCTTGCAATACTGTGTGGCAATACTTTCGTATCTGATGATAAATTCTTTAGTGATAGTTGTTATCTCTGTTTCGTCCTTGCCGGATAATAAGGCAAATAGCATAACAAACACCTTTTCAAATCTTTCGGCAAGGTCTTTTCTATCTTCCTTTTCTTTGTCAGACAAATCCATCTCACCGAAATATGTATCATAATCTATGTCTTGTATTTCATTTTTGTTAAGTGCGTGGATTTCATCTGCCATATCAAGCTCCAAAATAAATTGACAGCCAATTATTCATCGGCTGTCTTATCATCGTTATTATTGTTAGGCGTAGCTGTTGTCGGCTGTTCTTCCGGGAATAGCATTTCCATGCGCTTAGCGCTTTCGAGAGTAACTTGTTCAGGGTCGCTAAACATATCAATCGTCTTAACAGCTCTCTTGTAATTGATACCGCACCTAAGTAATATTTCAAGTACCTCTGCCTTAACAAGCATGTTATCTAGCTTATTATGATTAATGTGTATCTCAACATCACTAGGCATAAGCGTAAAGCCCTTATTAATTCTCAGCCTGTTAAGAATAAGCCTAAGTGCCATTCTCTCTGATTTCTTAAGAATAGGCTCATTAATAGCTGTCCTAAGTCCAGCATCGTAATGTCCGTTTCGCAGTTCTACAGCAGAACCGGTATCACCGCCTGTGTTGCCTTGACGATTTGCAAGGCCTTGAATACTTAAAAATCTTTCAAAGAGGTCAGTGAACACCACTTGTCCCTCTGTCTGATTAAGCTCGCTCGTCATTACATCAACATCAGCCTTGTTGTCTGAACCATTGTTAGATTTAACTACCAATGCTCCCTCTTGTCGCATTTTTCTGAATGTATCTATGTCAATCTCGCAATTAACGAATTTCACCCATGCAGACACAAACTGCTCGACACCATTAATTCTGTCCGATGTAAGCACGTTAATAGCGTCTGTAATTGCAATAGTCATTTCGATGTCAGATAATCGCCTTGCATTGTTTGGATATTCAATCACCGGAATAGCTCTATTGCCGTTTATTCCGCTTGCATAAATCTTGTCGTTGCGAATATCAAACCACTCGTTGTCGGTGAACACATAATAAATATCTGCTCCGTTCTCGTCCTCTCCGATTTGACAAGAGAATGCCGGACGTCCGTTTGAGTAGTATGCTACAAACGTATACATTGGATTTTCAGAAGATAAGTAAAAATCACTCTCATCAAGCAACTGTCCTTGTCCGTCATCATTACCGATGAATCTGTAGCCGGTACCACATATGCTCCTCCAGCGATGTATGTCTATGTCACACTCCTGTTTACTTTCCGAGTCCATTGTAATGTTAAGCTGCGTGATTTCTTCCGACTTGTGGTTATCGGTGCCACGCAGCACGTATTGAATTGGCTCGGCACACATTTCTGCGGTTTTTCGCTCGACAAGCTCATACGCAAGATTTACAGCAATCTTGTTATTGATTTCCGGGCGGTTCACTTTCTGTCGATACAAAATTGGTTGGTCACCACGATAGTATCTGTCAAGATACTCAATCTCAATAGCGTTTTGCTCGTGAATTACAAGTGCTTTATTCAGTTCTTCGATTATGTTGTTTTTTGTGATTTGCCTTTTACGTGTGAAAATAACTTGTCTGCCGTAATTATTCTGACAGACAGCCGAAAAAGGTCTTACGTTTTTATGAGCGTACCTGTACATTAATAAAACCTCATGCCACTTGCAGAAGTTCTTTGCGGAACCTCTTTTATCTGAAACTCTTGCGTGCCAGCCCAAAACCATATCCATTTACGGCAGTGCGTACACATTACTTTATGGTGCTTCTTATCATTTTTATTCACCCACGTTAATAGCTTTCCGCAACGAGGGCACATTACACTTCGTTTTCCTGTTGGTACAATATTCTGATTATTCATGTTGTCCTCGTTTCACTAAAAAGGGCACCCACAATCTGTGAGTGCCATTTCTAAAAGAGATTTTACGCAATGAACGAATTACGATTTTTTCATAGTTATATTATAACTGTCAATTTTTTAAGTGTATATATGCAATGATATGCAAAACTATGCACACTACTGCACATTTTCAAGATATTCTTTTCCGTAAAGCCTTTCAAACTCTTGTAAGGCTCTGCCGTGGATTGTAAATATCTTTCTTATGCTCCAATTTGTAGCCTGGGCGATTTCTTCAAAAGTGTTTTGATTGACATATCTCATTGAGAGTACATGATAGTAGTCAGTATTCTCCATACTATCAATTTGGCTGATAATATGATTTCTTTTTCTCATAAATTCATCAACAAGTCTGTCTGTATCTTTTTCCAAGTCCACAATTTTAGTTACTGTACTGCCCAATTTATCTTTGTCAGATGAAACATCAACCGCTTCTTTATCCGTTGAAACAGTAACGCTACATGCTATTGTCTTAAGCCGGTATATTTCAGACAGCTTGTTCTGTATCATTTTATCTAATCTGCTAATCTGATTTAAGTAAGTTTTTGTATTCATTAATAAAGCCCTCCTCTGAACGGATTGTGTACTGCTTCAACCTTTGCTATTCTACTGCCTTGCGTCATTCTTAAGGCAAAGTTTGAAAAAACATCAGGAACATCATCGAGCTGTTTTTTGCCTGTTACTGAATATCGTTTCAACAGTGATACCATTACTCCATAAGGCTCATTGGGCTTATAAAGTGATTGGTCTTTGAAAATAATATGTTGTAAAATCCAGTTAGAACACTGAAAAATGCGTGCTTCCTTATTTGTCTCTGTCGGTACATCAGTGATGTTGCATATCCACCCTTTATTTTCGACTCTCTTATTAACTTCCATAGCCACTCTGTCACCGCCAGCATTACGCTCAAACTCGCACTCTTGTACCTGATTATTAACTAATGTGTTTGATGCATTTTCATACTGCATTTCATAGTCTGCCGTATTATCGCACACGCAATCAACACAGTAATAATCCTCGCCATATTTTTGCAGTATTGGCATAACAAAATAGTCTGTGCCTTTTCCCTTTGTATCGCATTGAGCTGTGATAATTTCCGGCTTACCATGTGGCAGATTGAAGTATCTACGGATTTTATCATCGGGAAACAATAGACCCTCACGCTCAATAGGCTCCTGTTTATACAAACACCGGTAAGAGATTTCGTCCATGAGTAATTGTTGGTCGGCAAAAAACTCTTTTGTAAAACCGCCATACTCATAATCAAAATTACTTTCCCCTGTCACTGGGTCTACATCGGGAACCGATATTGTTTTGACTCTTGGATTTCCGACATACATATTTTGAATGCGTCCGATAACATCATGTACGCTCCAACGAGTGGCAATATGTATCTCTTTACACGGCTTTCCGTCCGTATCTTGTGTCTTACGCTGTCTTGCGTCTACTGCGTATTTATCCCACAACTTATCAAGTATTGTGGGATTTAAGGCTTCCTCAATTCCGCCTATCATATCATCAACTAGCAAAAATTTACTTGCACGGACTTTTCCGGCATTCTTGCTTCCAACAGAAGTACACTGTACTGACGGAAAAGGTTTATATTTGCCAATATTGAATTGCTCCATTTTGGCATTCGTGCTTGTAACTGATAGATTAGGAAAAATGTCATGCCATGCATAATCATCATCATTAGTAACAATGTCGTATACTCCATCGTAGTACATTCGAGTAATATCGCCACTATGCGAATAAAATAGGCTATAGTCTTTTGGAAACCAACCGGCAACTGCCGAATGAAAAAATTTCTCAATCGTACTCTTTCCAGCTCCCGGCACTAGACTCACACACAATATGTCGTATTTATCATCAATCATGCCTTGTAATGCGTCCACAAGTCCGATTTTGATTAATTGTTTTCTACGTGGCATGTAAAATCGGTCTTTAGGCTCACGCTTTTTCTCTATGTACTGAAAATAGCTGTCAACTATTTTGTTTTGGGCTTCAAGCAACAAAACCTCATATTTTTTGTTTATCAGCTCATATGTGGTTTTGTGGTCGAATGCGTATTTTTCCAAATCCCAAATCGTGCCACCTGTTTTAGCCGTGCAGAAGTCCTCTATAAGCTCTTTCGCCCTCTTAGTGAGTTGTAGTCCATACTCAATATCTTTCTCGCCATTTATGGCTACGCTACAAGCGTCTACATAGGCATTAATTACTTGCTCGTCTTTTCCTTTGTTTTCTATGTAGTTTTCATATCCGTTTACTGTGGAAATAAGGCTCTGACTAGCCATGAAAAAAGCACCTCCACTTTTAAAAAGCAAAGGTGCTTATAGACCTCTGCCTATAATTTTTCTAGGGTAGCGACTAACTCTATTTGTTAGCCGGTAATTGTATTTACATTCTAGGGAAATAATAAAATTTCCATCCGTTTTTTATCTTTTGTTCTCTACACCAAGGCAAATACTCATTAAGTTTTCTATTAAAATCCATATTTGCACTGTATTCATCCCAAGCCTTTTGATTTATTTTGAGCCTTTTTCCTGTTATGATATGGTCAATTAGAAAATATACACCCAAGAATAGAAATACGGCTCCTACTATCGCAAACATTGCTATTATTTGCATTTTCATTTCTATTTACTCCTTAAAACATTCTTTCAATGCTTGCCTGTCTGCTTCATTATCTGCCACAATAACAGGTTCATCTTCTAAAGTGGAACAATCTATAGGCTTACCATTTCTACCGCCTATTTCGTGTGATTGTGCTTCTCTAAGTGCTTCACGCTCTATTGATTTAATTACTTCTGCCATGCTCATTGTAATACACCTTAAACCCTTTCACCGCATAATCAGAAACAGCCTTTTTCAGCTCCTCATTGGTGGAATAGGCCTCTTTCAAAAGAATAGCCACGCCTTTTTTGCTGATTGCATAAATTCCAAACGGAACCTGTTTGCTTGCAATATGTAAAACAACTTTTAATTGTTCTGTCTTCATTTCATATACGCTATTTCCGACTGTCAGTTTCATTTTCCATAAACCTCTCAAAATCTTCCATGCACTCATTGCATAAGTCGTAGGTTGTATTCAATACGCCGTTTCTCGTGATTGAGTTCACACCCAACAGCCCTACTTTTATCTCTTTTCCACACCTATCGCAAGTGTGCCATTCTTTTTGATGTTTCATAAAATCCCTCGCTTACAAATCAAGTTTATTCAAATAATCTGTTCCGCTATTTTCAAGTGCCTTGCTAATGCCGTTAATCATATTAGCTATTGTCTGTTCGACTTCCTTTATCTTTTCAACACTTCCACCGCATTGTAATGATAAATATCTTTTCTGCCAAGCGCTTGCATTTACAACTATATTATTGTGGACATCTTTCTGCGTAATCATCATTCCACCAACTTTCTACCGCAGATAGGACAATGGTCGATATCCATAACTTCCCAAAAATCAAAATAACTGTTAAACACACCAATCTGATACGTGTTATCTTCCGCTTGCATAATCCCATCTGATAAGTTCCTGTTTGGAACTAAGCTATAATCATCAGTATTCCATTTTGTAGGATTTTCGCAAAATTCACACATGCTTCTTATTTCTCCTTTGCCTTAAAAAGTGTGTCAGGGAATGGAATACCTAAAAAATGCATATTTGCATACTTCCTAAATGTCGGCACGCTCATACCGGCAATCTTTGCTGCTTTTGCCTGTGAACATCTGCCATATGCATATTCCATCAATCCCTCTCGGAACGAATCAATATTTCGTGTCTTAACTCCCTTTGCCATATTTATACCTCTGCTTTTTGCTTTTCAATTTGATGTTTGTGCTCTGCCATCTTCCTGTGCATTTTATACTTCATATTTTCACAGCCGATTTCTTTTAGCTCTGTTTTAAAATTATCAAAGTCGCTGTCATTTTTGATGTATACATTGACATATCTATCTATTTGCGGTCTTGTCATAATTACACCATTTTCAGTAAATACTTTTCTGATATAGTTGGTGTAATAGCAATAGCCTTTGACTTTTTCGTGATATAACCCCCAAAAATAATCCGCATTTTCCTTTGTTTCAAACTTTGCTCTAATCTCATTGTTTGAAATATGGCTGTAGCAATGTCTGCATAATGTAATTAAATTACTTTCTCTATCATCTCCACACATTGAAGCCGTTCTTATGTGTGCCATCACCAATGCCCTGTATTCTCTACTACTTTTTCCACAATATTGGCAAGTGTAATTGTCTCTCTCAAAAATTTTAGTCTGTAAATCTTTATATGAACTCATAGTGAATACCTCCTACCATTCTTTGCTTTCACACCAACTGCTCTTACAAGTGTGGTTCATAATGTTAATTAAAACCTTTTCAGAAGAAAAGTGAACTAAGCTGTAATCGCATTGTGTTGAAAACTTTGTATTGAAATATTCATCAACTAACATCTTGTAGTCTGTATTATCTTTCATGTTGCTTATCGTTGAGTAATAATTGTCCGTATATCCGTCACGTTCTATTTCAGTTTCTTTCGTTAAACTGTCTACCACTCTTGATAAAACCTTGTCTGTTAATGGATAGTGATATTCTCCAGTGTATTTTCTATGCTTGTCTAGGAAGTATTCAAAGAATAACTTTACATTTTCTTTAAGCGTTTCATCGTTAGTCCAATCATAGGCTATCTTACCAGCTCTGTTTATCATTCTTTCTTCGGCAACTTCCCAATCTTTTTGAGAGTATTCGCCTATCGGCTTAAACTCTTTCACTTTTTTATCTTTGGGTAAAAAAGAATTACACTGTTCTCTGTTAAGAGAATTACTTTTAGTATTTAATTCATTAGTATTTTGTATATTAATATTTAATTCATCAGTACTTAATCTATCAGTACTTAATTGTCCGTGGATTTCTACCTGTTGATGTTCAACCCCTAGATTTTCTGTATCTTGTTTTTCTATTTTCTGTTTATATGGTTCTTCGTAAACCTCATAGGTGTACTTTATTCTTCCACCATTGCTTTTTGTTGGGTTCTCTTTGGTAACCACAACATAATTATTATCCTTTAATTCATTTAAAGCCGATTTAACGGCTGTTTCATTCTCTTTGCATATTGCAACTAATCCAGCTATTGAATAATCCCAATTATCGGGCAATGAAAGCATTACAGACAATAATCCTTTTGCTTTCAGACTCAAGCTCTTATCCCTTAAATGAGTATTACTCATAACTGTGTAATTTTTTGTTTTATGTACTCTAATTGTTGCCATAATCAAATACCTCCGCTTGATATTATTTATGTATGCCTGTGATACATACTCCGCTTGATTGGTAAAAACAACAAACAGGCACAGCGGAAGTGCTTTTCGCTTCGTCAAGCTAGTTTGTTGTAATCGGATAGACAGGAATCGAACCTGTGACTCCCTCAATTACTGCTATTGCAGTGGTTGCTCTTCCAACTGGACTACTATCCGAAAAAGGAAATATTCACTCCATCAAAAGGTTTGTCAAAACGCATAAAGGCTTTGCTTTGAAGTGTATTTCCGATTACTTTCAGCGCGCGTCTTACTCATAACCTTGTTGTTGTACGTTTTCATTTTGCTTTGCCTTACTGTATCGTGCCAACACGTACAGACCGCCCTACTCTAACTTTTTAAGTAAAGCATGTCAGCGTTACGCAACCGCTATTCAAGATATAACAGCTCGTACTAAACCGACATATGATTGATGTGGTGTGGATTTGAACCACACATGATTGTCGCGACTCTCGTCATCTAAGTTGCCGGTTTCAACGAATTATCTTACGGCAATAGCGTTTACCCATTCCGCCACACATCAACAGTCAGCATACACCGACCAACGCCGACATCGTGAATCGAACACGAACAACATTTCTGTTGGATAGCTTAGCAAGCTACTGGAATACCTTTATCCCATATCGGCACGCGCCGTGGCAACACTGATTGTCACCACGAATAGCCTTTTGTACTTCAAGGCTACGTAGTGCTACTAACACTACTAAATCGGCAAGGTTGGGAATCGAACCCACGACAAATCAGCTAATAGCCGACTGCTCTACCACTGAGCTACATGCCGATAATGAGGGTGAAGTCTAAGGAGTGGCTACACCCTCCGGAGATATAAATTTGTATGTGCTGTAGGAAAAGAACTAACGAAACCTACAGCAAAGGACATGTGAGGAATTGCGCCTCGCCTAAGACTCGCTAATTTGAGTTGCCCTAGTTTAACAATTAATTAAAGGGGGTATATATGTCTACTCTGCCTGTTACAGATGCCTTTACGACAGGTTGGTTTTCACGCTCGTGTATTGTGGGATTATACACGATTAAACCCTCACGAGCCTTGTGACGGCCCTTAACAGCTTTCCACTATGAGGGTGAAAGGAACTACTAAGTCCAATGTCGGGGGAACCAAGTAAACCCCGAACAGGGCATGTTGGATTCGAACCAACGAAATGCAGCAGTCAAAGTGCTGTGCCTTACCGCTTGGCGAATGCCCTATATCTACTGCCACATGAAAGCTATGGCAAGTATCTGACCGAACATTACCGCCATACTAAGATGTCTCTGACTAACTGTCGCTTTTTCGTTTAATGTGGCACTTGCCATTCCAAGTGCGACTAATGTCAGCCATACTGTTGTTGCAATTTTTAGTACAAACATGATTTACACCTCAAAATCTAATCATCTTCATTTTCTTTCAATATTGACTCGGCTATACACGCAAGAGCCAAAAACACTATCGAGACAGCCATCGAGCATCGGTCAGAAAAGAGTATCGCATGAAGCATACAGAACAACATAATCCATGCAAAAATGCCTTTAATGAATATTGGTAAGTATCTATCAGCAATCTTACTGAAAATCTCCCATCTACGCTTAGACTTAAGTTCACGAGCTTTATCCATGTACCACTCTGCCTTGCTCATATCCTCAGCTACAGAACCTTTGTGTCCGGCTCGATATTTATACTTGTATGCAGTAATCTCACACCATTTTGCCGCATCCTTAAGTCCGTAAATGTCAATCATTTCATCAATGCACTCTTTACGGTCAGGCAGATTGTAGTGGCTAGGGTGATTTACCATTTCGGAATTAATTTTATTAGACTCAAATCCTGTTAATTTCATCACTGTCAGCTCCTTTACTGTTATATATTATATATAACTAATATTTTATCGTAGTTGTATGTATATATATTATTATTGTGTATGTTGTTTAATTAATATATAACTTATGTTATAATAATAAATACTGCTTGGTGCGATTAAGGTATGGGTAAGAGCCTTTTTGTTTTGGCGGATATTTTGGGGGCTAAGTGGGGCGGTTTGTCGCTTTTCCTGTAGACCCCTAGGGCACCCAATACGTGCGCTACTCAGTTCTCAAGCATCAAGCATTTTAAATTGTATCTATTGCACATACAATTTACTTTTATGCTTTCAACTCTTCGCTAAACAACTGTTTTGTGAATAGTTGTAATAATTCAATAGCCCTCAAAGCCTTATAAATCAAGGGTTTAGAATTGTATCTGTTGTATATACAATTACTTGGCATTATCAACCATGTTATTGTTTGGTAATGCTTTAATAGTCTGACTATTTACACCGCCTAACTGTGGTAATTCATTGGCGCTTAATGCTCGCGCTTGCTGTCTGCTATCGCTTGTGTATGGTGATGCCCAGCCATAACGCCTGTTAAGTATTGCAATAACTCCAACTGGGTTCTTTGCCCCGGTCACGAGCTTATTAGATAAACTCTCCTCCTGATATTTTCTCAGTTTTTCTAAAATCTCCGATGCTATCGGGCTTAGCGTATTCTTCCCCCAATCATAAATAGTACTATCAGGAATACCAGTTAATGAACTAAAACCCAATATACTAACTTCTTTATCATACCTCATACACATATCATATATATATATATCTAATATATACATTACCAATTCAAAATTATAGCTGTTAAAGTTACTCTCTTTATACATACCATTATCTAATTTATAATTTTCTTTTGATTTAAAATAATTAATATCAAATAACTTTTTTTGGATATAATACAAAGCGCTATTCCATACACTTTGAGATTCTTTTTTAATATCCTCAATCTTATTTACTTCACAAAATTCGTTTAGATAAAATAATAAATCATTTTCGTATATTTCAATCTGATCTGACATTGCAGCACATCCCCCAAAAAAGCCAAAATAAAAAAGCCCGCACCGCTTGGAGCAATTCCAAACGATACGAGCTAGCCGGCATTCGCTTATTAATTTAATTAAAATAATAATAATCAAATATACTTATTTTGTCAATATACTGATTATTGGATATATAATAACAACTGTATTGATTAATATATACCACATCAAACACACATATATATATATTAATTATATTATATAAAAAATAAAAAGCCGGTCACAAAAACCGACTTTTTGAAAAACAATATTTAATTTTTAAATTTCAATGCTAAATTCGTCTTTTAGCACTGCTTCAAAGCTTGGCTCTAATGCACAATAGCGTTTTAAAAACTCTATCGGCTCGCATGGCGCCAATTCGTGGTGAACCTTTTCTCGTGTCTCATCATCCATTAGAACGGCTATAGCGTCCATTTTTTCTTGTGTTATTCTCATTTTTCCACCCCCTTTTTAATCCTCAATCTCGAACAAACAGAACTTGCGTTCTAGCTCGTCAATTTCTGCCTCGTATTCCTTGCCGTCAAACTCTAAATGCTTGATATAGCTATAGCGTGGAGTTGTGAATTGCAAGCCTGAGACCATGCTACCTGTATATAACAAATTTTCCGGATTATCCAAAATCTCTTTGAGCTTATCCGAAAACTCAATATTACATTTTTTCGAGCGGCTAACTATTTCTTCATTCTCGTTTATTTCTGCTTCAATGTTTTTCATAAAAGCCCTAAATTTTGGAGTATCGGGATTGCTTCCAATTTCTCCATATATTTTAAATTCTCTCATGTTCTGCGCCTCCTTAATCCTCTTCACAATCCTCTATTTTCCAATTAGGCCTCATCCCTTGAGCTTCCCATATGAGATAATCTTTCATATCGTCAATATCTTGTATCTCCGCCCATTTGTTATGTTCCTCTTCAAGTTCTGCGTTTGGCTCAAACCACGCTTTGACCTCTTCAAAAGTCTTTGGCTTACTATATTCGGCTCTATTGTCTGCGTCAACTATTCTGTATTTCATACTCTTTATACCTCCAATTTTAAAAATCTACTTGACTACCTTCCAAAATTTCATCGTTGATTAAGTCCCACTTTGCAAAGTAGCCGGTTTTTCCTTGGCTTGTTAGCTCCTTAACTCTTTTGTTTACTTCTTTTTTGGTGCTGTAAATTTCTTCATTGTTACCGGAGATAACAATATAATCATAGCTTTTCACTTTTTCCCACCTCATTAATTAAACTGTTTATTTGCTACGACATTATATTAGCACATTAAATACATAAATGCAATACATAATTGCAATAATTTTTAGAATGGACATTCATTGTTATTGTTTTCCAGCTCGTCCAGCTTATCCAGCACTAATTGATTTACAAAGCCGTTAATTGTAAGCCCTTGCGCCTGTATTCGGTCTTTTGTGCCCTTTGGCAAAGTAACGCTTATTCTGTCGTAGCTCTCTCTTATTCTGTCGTTCTGCTTTTGTATACGCTTCTTGTAGTTTTCAATTATTTTCTTTTCATCCATTTTTTACACCTCATTATATAAATTAATAATATCAATAATCACTGGCAATAATACTATAAATAATATTGCTATACATAAATATATAATAATTAAATTATTATGTCAATAATAATTCATTACATAATATAAATAATAATAGTTATTTCTTATTATATGCATTAATGTAATTAAATTTTATTGCAATATTTTTTAATTTATGTATTGACATTACATAAATGCAGTGTTATTATAATGTCAAGCCGAAAGGCAAGGAACAAAATAAAAAAGCTCATCGCGCAGCCGGTCAAAGTTACACGATGAGCACCAAACAAAAAATAATTGAAAGGTAAACCGATTATAACACAATCGGTGAAATGGTGCAAGATTATGAGCAAAGAAGTATTAAAGACATTAAAAGAGACAAGAAAAGACTACAGAGCCATGATTGACTTTTGTTGTGACGATTTAGTATTAAATAACGACATCATGCCAGCTTTGATTTCAAACGGCTTTGAGTTTGAAATCTATTGCGGTACTGACTACAACGAAGAGGACGACTATTACTTGGATGTATACCAGTGTTATATAATCGACGGCAGAGACGCGGAGAGATTAAGTGAATATACTAACGAACTCGTTTATTATTGCGAGCCTTTAGACCTTTATATTTTAGGTGTAACACATTTTGGAACACCTTGGAACGAAGTTCCGGCAAGCTGGAAAGACGACAGCGACAACGAGTAATTAGCATTTAAGCCGGTGCAAGTTCACCGGCTTTATATTAAAGAGGTGGACAAAATGAAAATATCAAAAATCTATAGCGGTGAATACTTATGTTGTTTACCGCCTGAGCTGTACCGCTCTATTATTGACGCGGTGGAACTTGCAATTAGTAAATTGTATTTATCAAACAGCGGCAAAAAAGAAGCTCTTTACAATGCAAATTGTGAAAAGCTGTACAACTTAACGGATACTATTAATATAGTTTTTATTTAGCTAATAGCAATACAAATTAACAAGGGTATTTTAGCCGGTTCGATTCCGGCTATTAGCTTTATATATAAGGCTTTTCAGGTCTTATATTTTAATCTGTTGAGGGCTACCAATTAAAAGCGGTTATAAGTGCATATATTAATGCTTTGAGCGTTTGAGGGCTACCGGCTTTTGTGGTCATAAGTGCATATATACAGACATTCGCGGATAATGTAAAGCCGTATCGGTGTGGTATTTGAACTTGCGACAAGTGAAGCGATTAACAAACGTGGGGAATAGCAAGCGCAGAGCAACGAGCGTTAGACATGCTAAAGTGTGTAAGATATACAGCGCACTATAAATATTTTGTATGCATATATAGGTGATTTGCGTTATTACACCTATAAAAACAGATTAACGCACGACAGACCGCGAAAAGGTCAAAAAATAGCTTATAAACCACGCACTAAAACAGAAAAGAGGGTTAATGAATGGGCAACGAGCTAAAAAGTCTTGACGCTGTAGAACGTGAAATAAGAGCACGCTACAACGGCAAATATCAAAGCGCGCCGGAATATCAGGCAAGCGAGCGCGCCACACGAAAAGCGATAACGGATATTTTTAGAGCTGTCGCAGAGTCGGGCGCATGTGACGATATTACCGCGCTTATTAGTGGCAAGGAATACCGCCGGACGGCTTTTGATAACTACCTAAACCACAAAAACTATATAAGCCCAATAATTAAGGCTTGTTATAGATAGGGGGCGTATTATGTCAAAATATGAATACCTGGGGAAAAAGGAAATATATAAGCGCGTTCAAGCACTAGGCTATGAAGTATCAAAAATAAGCGACTTTGATTATATTAAATATGATTGCATAGAGTGGATGGAGTCGCGCGAGTTAAAAATAACAGTTCAAAGGTCCGGTGAATGGTTGCAAGTTGTCGAAAAGCGTGCGCACGTTCACCCGGTTACGCTTTTTTGCGACTATCAAGCCGGAAAATATATCACGCGTTACCATTAGGGATATTATTATATCCCTTTTTAGCGTGCTTAAAATCAAGCGTGCAGCCGTTGGAGCTGTCGCAAGTTGTCCGGGTATAGTTCCGGGTGCTGTAGTACATTGACAAATTAACAAAAATATTCTATGATTTTATGATATACACATTTAAAGCCGTGTATTTGACGATTTAAGGGTTTTTAAACGTGTTAGCGTGGATTTTATCGAGTGCGCTACAATGAACCGTAAAATGAGCCGTTTACAATGCTTTATAATATTTCTGCAGAGCTTTAAGCCGTCAAGCCGTGGCAAGTTGTGCCGAGTGCAATATCTAACGAGTCAGGCGCACCAACTCATGGAAAATGTTTGAATTTTCAGAAAACTTTACTCAATTAAAGTGTGGTGTGAGTTCTTTGCAAGTTCTCGACAAGTTTTTGCAAAATTTTGCAAACGGATTTTTGAAATTGAAAAAGTCAAATGTAGGGGGGTGCTTCTCGAATCCTAAAATTTTTTGGATTTTGAATTTTGAATCGCCAAAAAGTAAATGCTCTTAGCACTGTAGTCACTCTCTCCTAGTTTCTCAATCAATTTCTGCCGCGTCATTTCCGGATTAGTCCGGTGTATGTATTCTAATAGTCTGTCTATTTTATCCATATTTTTGCTCCAATAAATTAAATATTTTGTCAGCCGTGTATACAATATTCCGTCCGTACAAGCTCATAAAGTCTGCGATTATTTCCTCTGTCTCTATGTCAATGTCGCAGCCGTATGAAAATGAGTACACATGCACTAGCTCGTGGCATAGTATCTTGTCGGCCATGTAATCAGACACATTATCAGCTATCGTTACTGTCTTGGTTGTATTATCGGTCACTCCCAAACTAATTGTGCCGTCAGACCGCCTTAATTCGCTTGATGTGGGCTTTTTAAATTGTATGTGCCACATTGTACCATTAACATTAATAAACATCTGTATGCTCCTTTCTGAATAAAGCAAAAGCCACTAACCGAATATCAGCTAGTGGCTTTTTACTAGAGAAAGTAGTGATTATCTATTTCTCCGCATTTCTTTTCCCCATTATAAAAATAAAAATCTTCGGCATCAAATTGAAATATGCCAAACAATGAGTTCTTGCTAGATAAATACTTTATTCCGTCTTTATCTATATAATATTGAGTGACCTCATTATCAATGGGGCTGATTATCAAATCTCCATTTTTAAGGTTGTTAAAAGTTCCTATTTTTTGTCTTTTCATGAATAGCCTCCGTTTTATCCAAAAGTAAATGTATTCCTCTTCTGATGGCTTCACCTTTTGTGAAATTGTGCTGTTCACAATAGGCTTTCAACTTTCTTTCTGTTTCCTCATCAAGTCTGATACTAAATCTGCTTGATTTCGGATTGCCAACTTTAGGTCTGCCTGCTGGTGACATAAACATCACTTCCTTTCTTGTCACACCTTTATTATATTTATGTCACACCATATTGTCAAGCATTATTTTAAAATATTTTTCACTAGCCAATATTCAGTTATCAATGTGCAAAAACAGGCTACGAGCATTACTACCCATAGCCTTAATAATTACAGTTTTGACGCAAGATTGCTCATTTTGGTGCGCAAAAGGTTACGTTCATCGGGCGTCATGTCATTTAAAAGCTCCGATATATCTCCGCTCAATTCACGGATATACATATCAAGGGCTTTCATTTTATGCTCTTTATCCTCTGTAGAGGCTCCTTTGTGCATTTCTTTTGTCTCGGTATAATGTCTCTTTGCTCTGTCGTAATTGCTTTCACTCACATGTGGTGCAATCGGTTCAGAGTAGTACATCTTACCTTGACTCTTATCCATGTCACGCATATACTCCATGTCGTTGTAGTTTACCGGCATATGATAATAAGGCGGTTCCGCATATCCTCTACGCGTTCCACGGCCTTTAGGGGCAAATCTGCCATTTGCATAGCGATATTGGTCGTAATATCTTCTGCCACTTTCTTCGCCATATTCTGCCTTAAGACTTCTTAGGAGTTCTTTGTCGTACTCTTCTTCCTCTTCATCAGCCTTTTTCATAGCCTTGGAAATTATTGAATGATACTCAGCTTCTGCAAGGTCTTTTATCATATCAACGACCTCGCCCATTTCGGAAGTGTCAACATTTTCAATGCCCTTTTCAAACTCGCTGACAGCTTTCTCTGTAAGACACTCTTGCATTTTGTGCATTCTTTCAATGTGCATACTCTCGCCCCCTAACCAATTCGATTTACTGTGATGCTAGCATTTGCAACACTGATAGCCTGTGCAGATGTATTCTTGACAGAAACGGCCTGACAGCATCCGCAAGGAAGCCATACATCTGTTGCCATAGACACATTGTTAAATGCTTCAACTGCTGTTGGTGTAGAGATTGCCAATGTGGATAAGTCCGGCTCACCCTCGACAGCAATAGCTAATGATATTGCTTCTGCAGTTCCGCCCGTAGGAACTGCAACATTTCCGTTAAATTCTACTCTGTATTTTGCTTTACAAGTGTTGGTAGCGCCTTTAAGGTTAATTAATCCGCTCCCTGTTCTGTGCGAAATATATCCTTTATTGCATACAGATGTTGGCGCATCTGTAAATAATACATTCCCATTTACTGCAACTGTCTGTGTTGCAATGCTTGAAAATTCAGCCATTTTTATTACCTCTCTTTCATAAAATAAAAAACCACCAACCGATATTAGTTGATGGTTTCTAAATTTGATTATGCACAATAACTCATAGCATATTTCTTGACGATATTTTCAAAAATAGCTTTAAGTTGTGGTTTTTCAAAGATAATAGCAATTTTTGTTGTCTCATTCTTAATTGCTGTTTTGGTATTGCCCGCTTTCTCCATGCGCTTTTTCTTATTGTCCTGCAATCTCTTTAAGCTACAATGTGCAGTGGTTTCCAATTCTCCGTAGAGTTGATTGTAAAGTATCTGATAGTCAATTTTGCTCTTGATTGAAATTTCACGCACCCTTGCATTGATTTCAGCTTTCCAATCTCCGATAGGCTGTGTAAATATCTCTTTCATATTGTCAACAGTCTGCTCAACTTTATTTATCTGCTCCGCCTGTCGTTTCTGTTCAAGTTGTTGCTGTGCTACTGACTGAAAGATTGTGTTGAACATTTTAAGCTCGGGTGACAATTGGGATATATCAATAGCTTTTTGCTTTACTCTTTCCTCTACAGTTGTAAAATATTCCCTTGCCTGTTCCGCTTTCTCTGAATTACCTTTAACAGATAACTTCTTGGCAAAATGAGCAGTGAGCTTGTAATCTACCGCTTTGTTACCCTCGACATCAATGTCGAACCCCCAATAATCCTCATTTTCTGTAGCAAACTCATTATCTGTAATATTAGTTTTTGCCCACCTTGAAAACTGCCCTTGTGCCAGCCCTAAAAAGTCATACAACTTTCTAGCTGTTGTCATACCCTCGCTATCAATGTTAAGTGCAACTTCAATAGGTGTTCTCATATCTATTACATTGTTAATCGCATTCATTATGCCACACCGCCTCTCTCTGCCATTAAGTGTTTCAGCAACAGTTTCTCCATATCGCCTGTCATTGTCTTTACTCCCTCCGTTGCGGTCGGATTTTCGTCTAATAACTTACCATATACAAAACAGTTCAGATAGTTTAGTGTGCTATAATCTCCTGTTTCCAATAGATTGTCTACCATATTGCAGATGTTGTCGTGTACTCCATTCAGAAAATACCAATGCTTATCTATAGACTTCTGATACACCTTTTCGGCATACTTCCTTATTTCCTCTAGCTCAATGCTCGTTGGCATACGGTCTAATATCTTGATAATGTCATCCTTGACTTTTAATGTGTCATACTCACATCTAAGGCCATCTAGCTCCCTTTTAAGCTCTGCCTTTGTCATTTCATCAATACTCTTGCGTTCTAATTCCATAATATCTTATCCTTTCAAAAAATACTTGATTTTCCGAAAGAAACTGATAGAATAGATTTATCAATCTCTTTCGGATTGGTGCTTTTAAAGTGTTGTGTTCGTTGGTAGCGGTACAACACTTTATTTTTTTTGACTTCTTATCTTTTCAATGCCAATTCTGATTAGTTCTAGTATTGAATAACCACTTTCAGAAGAAAAGTCCATAATTTCTTTTTTCTCTTGTTTTGTTACTCTTACATAAATCCTATCATTCATTGGATTTTCAGATTTAGGTCTGCCTGTGCGTGGAGACATTTTAAACACCTCACTTTCTGTCCGCACATTTAATATATAATAGTACGCACAAAAAGTCAACCCCAAAATTCAAGTTTTTTAGAAAAATCAAATCTACAAATCATCAACTAATATTCGGTTTTCAATGTGCAAAAGGGCAAACATTATAGTCTGCCCTTTATCTTCCCGACATTTGTGTCGGTAACATCAAGTAATACTGCATAGCAGACATAATCTCGACTAACTCTTGACTAAACTTGGACTAACCCTCGACTAAAAATGGTTTTTAATCGGTTTAGATTGAGTTAACTCAATTAAGATACTCAATTATTCAGTTTTAGCATCCGCAACCTGTATTGCATCCGCATCCGTTATAAGCATATCCATAAAGGTTGCTTGCCGGGAATGATGGTACCGGTGTAGGTCTTACAGCGTCAATAATCTGATTTGTCTGTGCTGCCATTGTAGTAGTAAGAAGCGCGTTCTGCCTATCCTGTGAAGCGGCTCTGCGTAAATCATTGTTCTCTGCTGTAAGTGTTGCTATCTTATCCTGGCATAAGTAGTCTAATATGCTTCTAAAGCCGGCATTCTGGCTGTCAATAATATCTCTTGTATTATTGTTCATTGTGTTCTGTAAAGCACAAGTGTTAGTTGCCATGTTGTAGTTTACACCTTGGATGGCTTCTCTTGTCTCGCAGCAGCAGTTAGCAAGCTGTGACTGTAAAGCGTTGGTATTCTGCATATTAGCAACTGTGTCAGCGTTTACCGCCTGTTGTATGCCGTATCCGGTCTGCATGATATTTGTGTTAATACCATTAAAGCCTGTGAGCATACTGTTGTTCATGGCATAAAAGCCGTCACAAAGTCCGTTGGAAATGCCATCTAACTTGCTGATAACTGCCTGATTGTCAAAACCTCTCTGAATTTCACTGCCGACACCACCATTAGTGCCACCGAAACCACCAAAGCCGTTACCCCAGCCCCCAAATATCGCAAATACTACGATAAGGAACCAAAGCCATGAGCCGTCATTCCAGTTATTTCCGTTGCTTCCGTCCAAATTCGCCACAATAGGTACGCTTGGACAATTTCCTGTGTTGAACATCTGTTTTACCTCCAAAATTTATTTCATAAAGAGCCGTGCGCACGTTCTCTCATATGCTATATCCCAAAATTACCTCTAATCTGCTTCATTACATCATCAGGATTAATGCCTTTTTCCTTGCATAGGTTCCTTGCCATTTGCTCGATTCCCTTGCTGTTTCCGCTTTGAGCCATGCTCATTGCATTCTGAATCATTGGATTTCCCATTACGCGATTATTGCTCATCATCTGTTGTACCATTCCCATTACATTCATGCTTTTTCACTCTCCTTACTTTGTGTTCGTGGAGTTTTTCTTTGTGCTCCTAAAGATAATTGCTCAATCTTCTCAGATAGTTCGTTGAGCTTTGCCATAATGTCCTCTGTGGCTTTCTCTGATAGGTCAAATTCAAGCTTTTCCGTGTCATTCGATAAAATGTCTGTCTTATCATTCAAAACCGGCTTAAAAGTCAATGTGCGTATTGTTCCGTCAGTGTTCCAGCTCTTAGCGTATATCTCCGTTAAATCCTGTTTTGGGAAAAATGCTACACTGCCATCCATTGGCACCTCGTTGGGATTGATAGTCTCAACTGCCTGTACTACTCTGCCACTTATGCCTTGTGTCGGTTCGGGCTGTTGGTATCTCTGATAGCTCGCCATTGGGTTGTACTGATACGCTCCATAATTAGGTGTATAATTTATCATTGGTTGCTGA